TCCGCCAGGTTCAGAGAGTGTGTGCTCTTGCCATCCTTGGAGAATCGCCTCCCTGATTTTGGGCATATCTCTGCGTTGGGATGTTCTATCTCCTGAGTTGTTGGGGTTGGCAATAATCCAGATCCTGTCCCTCTGGTGAGGCGCACCGATGGCGGCACAACTAGCGGGTATACAATGAAATTCACACATATACCCGATCTCGCAGAGATTTTGTAAGACCAAGGTAAGTCCTTTAGATCTAAGGGCTGATACATTTTCAATAATTGCCCACGCCGGCCGTACATCTCGGATGAGTCGAAACATCTCCGACCACAATCCTGAACGCTCGGCTTTGATTCCTTTTCCTTTTCCGGCACAGCTGATGTCTTGGCAGGGGAATCCTCCTGTGATGACATCGGGAACAAGGTTGTCTTCTTTGAGTCTTTCATAAGTTAGTTCCTTTATGTCATTATAGACAGGTACGTTTGGCCAGTGTTTGTTTAAAATTTCTAGAGGGTATTTTTCTACTTCACAAAAAGCAATAGTCTCGAATCCCCCCGTGCTTTCAAGACCTAAAGAAAACCCTCCTATTCCTGAGAATAGGTCGAGTACTTTATACATTGTGGTACTCTTCTATTTCTTTTTCTACTAGTATTAGTTCTGCGACTATGCTGTACAAGGTACCAAATTCTACACCTTGAGCAGGGTCATCCATCTTATCAGGACTGAAGCATTCCATACAGTGGGCTGCTAAGTCTTGTCGTAACTCGAATTTCTCGTCTTCTAAACCTTTAATGTGTGACATTGTAGTCTCCTTTGTATTCCATAGATTGTAAATCATGATGTGTAATCCTCCATTAGTTCGGGTTGTCCATCAAGAGTAGGGGGATCAAGTGCTTCTTCACTTTTAACCTTGTGATCTGTGAAGTACGGCCATGGATCCTCCTTGAATTCTGTTAGTGATACATTTTCTGGGACTGTAAAGTAAAACTTACAGCCCATGTGGACGGTCTCCGACCCCCACCATACATAGTCTCGTTCTTTCATTGTTGTTCTCCTGTGTTAAGTTGCTGGTTTGACATGGTTTCTCCTATTGTACAAAAACCTCTGCTCCTAGTAAAAGGAGAAGAGGCAATAATGTAAAAGTTCAGTCTCTAGATAGACACGCTAGATGAAGGTTCCTCTTTTACATTTAGTAGATACCCATGATACTATAGGGAGGTCTTTATCTTTCACCAACGGCTTATATACACTATGAATTCCTAATGTCACCGTCATGGGTACCTACTAAATGGGGCTCCCGTCATCGGGAAGAATCGGGGAGCCCTAAGAGTGGGGGTTCTAATTATTAACCACCTAAGAGTGTTTGAAGATACTCTGATTTGTAGGTAGTTGTGCCTCGTTCAGTATAGTTACATCGGACTACACATGCAACAGTAGAGTCACCATTTAATTGGTTTTCTACTTCATCAAATGCTGCGCCTAGGTCTGTTGGGTCGTAACCAAGGATTGTCTTGAGGTGACCTTTGAGACGACCTAATTCAATACGTGCTCGAATCTGAGATCCTTCATGAGATAGTACTGAAGCATCATGAGGGATAGTCATTGGAGCACCGTTCCAGATTAGTGGTTCTGTGCGGTCTGGGTCTTCACATAGTTGATAATGGAATTGTACGCTGATGGCAGGGAATTCTTGTTTATCAGATGTTTGACGGAAGGTTCCATTTTGTACATTCATTCCGAGAACATAACATGCATGTTCGCCTTTGGCTGGCCATTCACCTAGTGAACCCATGCCTTGGTCTGCTGTTGCGGTTTCGAAATCCGATTGCAAGTTTGAGAAGATTGCCTTCGTTTCATTACTAATGCTCATAGATTAATCATCCTTCTTTTGTTGAGCCGATATGTATTGTCCTTCGAATGAAGACCACGCAGCCTTCTGTGGAAGTTCAATACGATCTGGTAAGTCTACACGACATTTGGTGATTCCCGCAAGGGTCTCATCGTTAATTGTCATATAATATTTTTGAGATTTGATAGTTTCTGTTCGCTTTGGTCCAGGCTTACCTCCTACACCAGGCATTTGTATTTGTTTTGATTCGGTTACCCAATCAGATTCAAAAGCTGCTACTAGTTCGAACATAGGAAAGAGTCTTTTATAGAACGAGTCGGTTATTGTGAGTTCGGGTCTGATTGTATATCGGTCATCTCCTAATGGAATCTTTGCATTCACGAGGTGACATACATAATAGAATCCATATCCGTGTCTTCGTAGATCTAGTGAGAATCTAAGGAGTCCGTCATAGACATCATCCCATGCACGGCGACCGTCAAGTTCTTTCCAGTTTTCTCGACCAGCTTTCTTAGTTACATGGTCTTTCATTAATTGAATTGCAGGTCCTAAGCTATCAAGAACAATCGTTTGTGGTCGTGGTTGATTGTTCTTTGAGAGGCTAATGAGTTGTTCTTTTTTCTTTTTAATCGTTTCCCAACTAAGTACCATCTTGGATCCACCGACATCCATCGGTTCTCCCTGTGACGTGACTCCAGGCCATATACAGGCTTGAGGGTTTGGATTGGTTGTACTAGTTCCATCTGCATTAATTATAAAAGCCTCTGGGTTTGATTGTATGAAAGATGATTTACCTGTTCCGGGCATACCTACTAGTAGTCCTAGTAATTGTCCGGGTGGATGAACCATCTTCTGTCCTGAAAAACCTAAGCCAGAATACTTCTGTACTCCTGTTTTTCCTACTGCTAAGTCCTGTGTTTGAGTCATATGACCTCCTTTATTCGTTGTCAAACAATACTTCGTCTAAGTCTTCGTTTGTTGGTATATACTGATTTAATCCTCCTTGTCCTGTAAGTGAATGTTGTTTAGTTTCAATAGGCTTTCTTTCAGGTAGATTCCACACCGTTGTTTGTTGTGGTTTCAATTGAAGTTCTTCACACCACTCTTTAAATTCTCTGAAGGATACGGTGCAATCATATTTTTCTCTGAACAATTTCCAGAGTTCATTAATGGATAGATTACCTTTATCTTCATGTAGAAGTCCTTCTAGTTTTGGGAGGACTATTCCTTTTAGGATTTCTTCTTTGAATTTAAGTAGTGGGTTACTTGCCATTGTTTTATCCTTTCTCCAGCGAATTGGGCTGCCCGTGCGCAAGCACACGGGCGGCACAAGGAGCATCCACTATGAATTCCACATCTTCATCTCTATCTACTTGCATGAATGATTGTGCTTGAATTATATCTGGCCACTCCTTAGGAGGTGTCATATAGAACGGTGTGTAGGGTGACATTCTACCAAATTGTCTCAGGTGTGAGACAGACCTTGGAAAGTTTTTTGGTATTGCCTTGCATTGAACATATTGTTTGATGAGTGCCACTCTTGAGTAGTACTCATCAATATAGTCTTCATCTAATAGAGTGGATCCATAGGTGAGACTATAGTTTATAGGTGGAGAGGAAGCCCACTTCTCAGCGTTATGCTCATATTCTCCTTGTCCTCGATACCAATCGTTACATCTATCTATATAGTTGTCGAAGCGAGGCTCTCCAATGTAGTTTCTACGTATCTCAGTCTGCCCCTTACGAGGTCCTCGTGATAATGTGTGTTCTACCTCTTCGTAGTCTCGGTCTTTCATACCGAAGTCTATGGTGGGTTTCTGTACACCTATGTGAATCATTCCCCCCACTCCTACATCTGTAGGTATGTCAAACATTGGTTGCAGTAGGTTGTTTTCTAGTGCAATTTTTAGGGTCATCATGTAGTGTTGAGTTTGAAACTCGAGGGGACATGTCTGAAGCCTTTCTTCAGGTGACCCTGCACAAGTCTTTGCGTCTACTATAAAGATAGTATTCTGCGCCTTGTGGTACAGAAGGGTATCGTACATTCCTGTGAGCATCACTTTACCAGCCTTAGAAGTATGTGGCATATGTAATCTTACACCTACTTCAGACCCTAGATGCTGGAAGTGATCCTGAGTTAGGAATTTTTGAACGGTGGGAATCTTCTGGTGTGTATCTAAATTCATGGCAGTTTCATACCAACCTAGAGCACACCAAAAGTCCCTCCGTTCTCTTTCTTTTATATTGTCTTTTGATTCGCCTTTAATTCCGATTCGATTACAAATTTCTTCGAGTTCATCTATGCGATCATCAAGCATTGCATTCATAATTTCTAGAGCCATAGTAGAGTTATCTCTATAAAGCTCTAGTCTCTTGTGAAACCAAGAGCCACGACTTAATGCTTTTGACCAACGAAGGACAGGAACAAGTCCTAACCTTCTGCCAAGATAGTATTGAAAGGGACAGTGTAAAACCCCTTCATAGTCTGAAGAACGAATGGAAGGAGTCGTATCAACGTAACCGTGATACTCCATCCACCTTTGGGCATCTTGCCCACGTCCTGTGGGAACAGGTACGTTTTCTATTTCTGGGGGCATAACTAATCTCCTGTGTTAATGAATTACCCTCGACTAATCCAAGATAAAATTCTATCTTTGAGCCACATACCACATATAAATGAGACTATGCATGCGACTGCTGACATCCATAAATTTTCCATGTGACGATTCCTTATACGCTTGCGATAAGATTCCAAAGTTCACGAACTGCTCCACCTGCCCAGTTAACACCGTCCCATGCGAATGGGAGTAATGCTAAGGTAATAAGTAGACTACGAGTGATACCAACCTTATTTAGGGTAGTATCAACAATATCACTTGCACAACATTCTTTACTCATTTGGTTATTTCCTTTTTGAGTTTGACTATACGGGCTTGACCAAGTGCCTTGATCGCCCACAACGAAGAGATTACTCCTGATGCTACGATGATCGGGAGTGCTATATAATGAAAGTATTCTTGTAGTAATGTATTTATAAAGATGAGACCTATCCCACCAAGGATAGGCCACCAACCTTTACGTCCTGCACTAACTACAAGTAATACGATTCCCCCGAGAATTGAAATCCCCCCAATGCCGCTAAGCATTGAGAGGTTATTACTTATGGAAGATGCTGCACTAGTAACACTTGACTCGAGGTCATAGGTACTTGGTGAGGTGTGAAAGATAGAGTCTATCGCCCCACATCCTCCAAGAAGAGAGAAGGTAATTAGTAGTAGTTTTTTCATACAAATTTAAGAACGAGAGTAATCATACCTGAGAAAATGATAGCAGAAATGGTTGATGCCATGTACATCTTAGCTTTCATATCTGTAATATGTCTATCGATAGAGTTCAATCTTCTCTCTACCTTCTCTAGACGATTACCATTCCGCTTTAGTTCAAGGATAACGAGTTTGCGATACTCATCCCACCCATTTTCTGGCATGATTTATTTGCCACCGGCAGCGGATATTCCTTTAGACTTTTTACCTTTGGGTCTCTTTCGTCCCATACCTGCTGTTTTTTTTGATTTATTTTTCTTTTCAGTTTTCTTTGCCATTATCCTACAAACCTTCCGAGGATCATACCGTTTGATACGGAACTACCATCTTTTACTCCAACGATTACACTTGTACATCCAGCAAGATACACACCTGCTCTTTTACTTAAAAACCAAACACTATCAGTATTTCCTCCTCCATCATCATATTTCAAGGCAGGTCCAGCTGCATCCATAGCCATAGTTATCCATGCAACTTGATCTGTCAACTGTTGAGAAGCCGAAGGACCAATTCGTGCTGTATCAACTCTATCCATATTTTGTAATGGAACCCACATATCATCAGGTTGCGCATAGTTAGTGGAGTCTATATCCCCAGGCCATCTACGGGCTAAACCGGTGGTTTTTGATTGTACAGGTGTCTTACCAAATACTCCAAGTTCTATAAGTTCATCTGCTGCTGTATCAGTAGCAATATAAAGTTCTAGGTTCAATCCTGCAGAAGGAACGATAACCTCTATTGAGTTTGTATTTGTAAGGACACCTGCTTGGTCATTGTAACTTGAGGCTAATAGATGAGGTTCGTTCCATTTAGTGTCATCTGTTTCTGTGGTTTCGTGCATTACGAAGATGTTCGAACCCCATGAAGATGCTGATGATCCTATAGCAGGTTCATCAAATATGAATGCGTTGTTAAATTTTGCCATTTGTAACTGCTCCAGCAATTAGAAGCCGTGCTACCCAGATGGCACAGGCTCTTCGGTGTGAGTAAGTTGTTCCGGGTAATAACATCAGTTCTACATTATACTCTCTTATCAGTCTCATGAGGGCATCTATTGCCACTCCAGGATTAGGTACATGTTTTGATGGTCTCTCCATTTGGAGGGGTGTACCTTCTAACATTAAAATGGGGTGTTCACACGCCTCACTCAACTTTTTCAATGCCTTTACGAATCGAGTTCTATCTTTCTCGTTTAGGCAATTTTTAGCAATCTCACGAAGACTACCTTTGCGTTCAATTATAGTGTTACCCTCATATCCTTGCAACAGATAGTCACCAGCTTCTAACTTTTCCTGTAAAGTGTGAAGTCTTACAGTGACCATCCGTTGCTTGGGAGGAGGGAAATTATCATTCAAAACCTTTAAGTTCGCAGGGAACTTTAGGGGCTTTTTCTCCCGTGTGTCTTGAATGATAGTCCACTCCATCTTCATTATTTAGAATGTTTCTCTATAATTTTTCTAACGATTTTAGGTGAAATTTTAAATATTCTTCCTATATCTGCATCTGAAAAACCAGAATTGGATAGTCGATAGATTCTCTTCTCTTTCGGACCACCATCTTTAATAGGTGCGTTATAGGGTAAATTATACTTTTTAGCTATGTGGTATAAACTTTTAGAATCAACATTTAATTCATTTGCTACTTCTTTTATGCTATATCCTTCATTTAATAATAATTTTATTCTTTCTTTATTCATGACCAATCATACTCCAAGGGTATTTCATTACCGTAATGTTCGGAAATCATACCCCAATACCCTTCATTCTGTACATATTCTACTGCTTTTTCCACTAAATATTTTATATTATCTTCTGATTCTTTGTTTCTTACATCAAAATAGATGGCATCGTAAACATTTAAGAACATAAGTATATCGGGGTTCTTAGCGTTCATACTAGCCATACCTTTGTGTATATATGATTGAATACTTAAAAGTGTGTTACTTGCTGTTGTTTGAATTGGAAAATTTACTATTTCATTTACTTCATACTTTTCACCTCCCATAAAATATCTAGATTGACCTGTAAACGGTAATGATACTCTTCCGGAGGCGTTCGCTTCCATTATCAATTCATTTTGAAACGCCCACAGTTGAGGTCTATGTTGTCTACGTGTTCCTACAATCTTTTGAAGAAAGACGAGTTTGAATTCCATTCCTGTCATTGCAAGTAACTGCTTCTGCATGGTTGTTGCTCCTGCACGGAATAGATCTGCGAAGTTAATCATCTTTGCTGCTTGTCTACGAGCATGAAAGTTTTCATCTACATCATTAAAACATTGTCTTGCTCGTTGTTCGTGTAGGTCTTCACCGTTTTGGTAAGCATTAATGAATGCTTTGTCTCCAGATAGTAGTCCTGCTACACGCAACTCTATCTGTGACAAGTCCATTGATATCACTTTACCTTCTTTGAATCTACTAGTTATACACTTTTTGATTTGAGGTGGAAAGGTCTGTGCAGATGGCTTCTTACAGGTGATACGCCCTTGCAGGGTACCACCCTCACCACCTGCATTATTCTTTGCAGTTGTGGGTATAGCATACCATGTGGGGTACGCTATATGATGACCATTGATAGGTACTATACAAGATGAGCAGTCTATAGGCTTATTTCTTCTATGTCTTAGTAAGGGGTATGTATAACTGCTTATTATCTTTTGAGCACCTGCATGTATCTTTGCTGCATCGAATACTTTTGTTAGTTCCCATCTTTTTCCTTCTATATCCCCCCTTAATGCATTTTGTAGTTTATTTCTATTACCCTCCGTGAAACTTACAAGTCCTTTAGCTGGTGTGAGTTCCATCTCATTTCTTATCCGATCTCCTATCAAGTTGATTGCATCGTCCATGAGTTGTTGCTTTGCCACCCCACTCCCTTCGCCCTCGAGCGGGTATCCCGTCTCGGTTGCTCGGTCGTTCGCTTCTTTGCACATAACTGTTAGTGTGTCTTCTAATTTTTCTAATTCTTTTTTATTCATACAGATTCCTGCCTCAGACATTCGAATGATTGTCCAAAGCAGGTCACTGTAGAATTCAATACAGAATACAGATAGTTTATCGCTGTTGGGAAAATCGTTTTCGATTCTCCGGGCGAGTTCTCTAACTGCTAGTATTGTATTGTGTGTGTCTTGTGCATTATAGTTGTAGAGTTCTTTGTCTCTTGCTGTTTTGAATCGTTCTTCTTTTAATGTGCTGGTATATGCATGTGTTCGAAGTATTGGACCTAGGTTCTTTAAGCTCTTTTCTGGTCTTGTTTCATCATGGAGGTAGTTTACGATTGAGAGGTCTATTAATAACTGGTTTTCTAGTTCGAATTTAAAGTATGGATCTTTTCTTAAGTATTGGATATCGAATGGTAGGTTCATTCCTACTATTGTGGTTGAATATCTCAACCATTTTCTTAATCTCTCTCTATCCAGTGTATCCGCTAGATCGAATACCATTGATTGCTGTGGTTTCAAGTTCTTCAAGTTTGGAAGTAATCGCTCCTCCAATTGACACGATTGTGATTGCAAGGTGTCGGAGGTCTTTGTCTGTGATTTTGTGAGCTTCTTGTCCTGCTCGATCCAAAGCTCTGTCTGAGTCGCTGTACAACATTGGTCTTCCTTAACTAATGTAATTGAGGCTGTAATGATTAAGTCGCTCAAGTCTACGCCATCTGTATGCATAGACTTAGCAGGGTGAAATACGGTTTGTTTTGGTAAGAGATTACCTCTTATCCCTTCCTCGACTGCACCGTAAGTTTCAATATCGAGGCTAATGATTTGTGTGTCCATTGTGTTTCCTATTCAATTTTCTCTAGGTCGTCTTCATATTCCATGAAGGCTTCAATTGAGGCAACTGTGTCCGCAATATCCTCTATTCTTAGAGTGGGGGGTTTTACTATAACCGGAGGGTCTTTGAAATGAGATATATATTTAGACATTCGATTATAATCTAGTTTCATTCTAATTATTTGATCTGTTACTGTTTCTATAAGTTCAAGCATTTCTTCTTTTTGAAGTAATAAACTGTCAATTTCTGATAATAGTATTTGTACTTCGGGATGGTCTCTAAGATTCATTTGGACTTCTTGTGGGTATTATCTCTGGTGTTGATGGTGATGCCATTGTGCCGTCTATACAGTCGCTTATTAGTTGCATGTGAGAGTGTACACTATTTATTAGATTTCCGTTTCTCATTACTGCAGCTGGGTGATATGTACTAAACATATTAAATTGAAAATCATATCCAAGTCTGTGATCATCGGGAGTATACAGGTTTCCGTTCATTGTGAATGACTTCTTTAATGATATTTTTGTGATTCCAAGTATGTTTTTATAAAATGATGTTGTTGCTGGTGCTCCAAGTGTTAATACTAAATCTGGTATAAGTATCTTCAAGTCTTCGATTAGGTGTTGATTACATTCTCTATAGTGTTTTGGTTTTGGTACTTGATTATTTGTTGTGTGGCATCGTACCCCATTACTGAGCCATAAGTTTGCTCTTTTAGATAATTGTATGCCTTCTAGATATGATTTCTTAAGGACATCACCGCTTCGACCTACGAAAGGTTTACCAGCTTTGTCCTCATGCCACCCAGGATTCTGTCCAATTATAAGTATTGTTGGAAGATTTCTATCTGCTCTAGTTTCCAGGGTTCCCCACATACCTGCAAACCATTCCGTTGCTATTCCTACATGATGTGCTTGTTCATGTAGTTCGCAGCGGTCACAAAATGATTTAGCCTCTGGGAATCGGGGGATAGAAATCGTCCCATAGTTTTTGATAATCTTGTTGTTCTTCCAAAGTTCCGTCTGTTGGGGGTTCATGATTACAATGATTCCTCGCTGCATCTACTAGAGATTCTCCTAGTATATCTTCTAACTCTGTTAGTACTTCGCTGTTTCCAGTGTGTTGTACTGCTGATTGAAAACATAGGGAATCTCCATTGTGTTCTAAGAATATCTCGAATCCTACTACATCTGTAGGTTCTCCAGTTCTGTGGTTCCATATTACATCAAGAGAGCCCGTTATGTTGGGCTCTCCTTCAGCTGGTTTTCCGTAATCAACTTTGCATGTTATTGGTGTTCCCATTATTCTACCACCAAGAGTCATAAATGACTTTGTTTCCTTCTTTTAACTCTTTAAGAGCCCATTTACAAAATTCTAGGTCTTGATCTTTGTACTCTTTATCAGAGTTTTCTCCAAAGAAGAAACCTGAAGTTTTAGGTAAATCTTGTGATTCGATGTCCATTCTTAGACATGTAATATCTTCTTCTGAAAGTTCTACAGGATTACAGTTGAATTCATTCCAGTCACCTGTTGTACTTAATCCTTTTGATTTCCATAGTGCCTCCATCCATCCTTGTAGGTTTGGATGTTTTCTCCATGTAAATTCTGCATTCCATTCTAATTCTTGATTTATAATTGCACCCTCTGGTGCTGATCCTGCAAATTGGTCAAGTCCCATCGTTATCGTCCTTTCTATCGTTGTAATTGTTGTCAATTGTGTTCTGAATTTTGCTAGATAGCAAATTTACTTTGTGTTTTAGATCCCCAACTTCATCTCGTTCTGCTATGAAGCCTGCCGCTGCTAAACAGAAGTTTAATAATATTAGTTCTCTATGTGATAGTTCAATCGTTGCCATTTTGTCTTTCCTCGAATGTTGCCATCCAATA